CTTTTGTTCCTGAGTAAACTTTGTTTTATCAAGTGCTTCAATCAAGAATGCTTTTTGTCCTTCGCTTACCTCGTCTTTATGCTCATTAGTAGCATCTGCATCTTTAGTGTCATCAATAGCGAATAAGCCATTAAGGGCATACTTACGAGCGTATGAACTTGCTGCTCCTGTTATCTGCGAAGCATCCATTCCCTTTTTGTTTTCTTCTTCTCGAGCAAGACCTGTGCAAGTAATGTTATCTTCTCCGTTACTTAAACAAGCGGTAGCCTTTACATATACCCTGCCACCTACTTCTACTACTTCATCACTTAACATTAAAGCATAGCCGTATTTATGACAGATAGGTTTTGCTGCTTCGATTATATCTTCTGCACTTCTGTACTTGTATTTAGCAAAAGCGTTGAATTGGTTTTTAGGTGCTTTAAGCTCCTGTTGGATTTTAATTAGGCTCATTTGTTTCTTGTTTTGGTTCTTCAATAATATAGTGTTCTAATACTTCGACAATAGGCTCTTTTCTTTTTTTCATACCTATAAAAAACTCATAGGCTTGTGAGTAGTCCATTGACAAACTATTGTTCTCAAATTCTCCGTCTACACTTGTGTAGTAATAAACGTTACCTCTTAGGTCAGTTTCTTTTATAAATTCAATCTTCATATACTTCGGTTTTTAATAGTTCAAGTTCTGCATTGTTTTCCATCCAACGAGTGAAGGTGTAATCATCATCTTCGTAATCGTAGTTTTTAGGCAATAGACGGGGGTCGTTCGGGTTTTGTGTACTGCTCCCGTCGTGCAGTAAGATGTTCCCGTATCGCTGATACTGAAACATTTGGTAGGTGGTTAAGTGTGTCATTTGTGTTTTGTTTCAACAAAGATAACACTTTACACAATACAAAGTGCAAAACTATATAAATTATTTTTGCAACAATGTTGCATTTGTACGAAGGATTGTACGCAGAAACGTACAAAGTAAAGCTATTTATTGACTTTTTGTAAGTTATTACTTGACTTTTTTGTATATTTGTAAAAAAGTAAAGCTATGATATATTTTGTAAAGCAAGGAGATTATGTTAAAATTGGTTATACCAATACATTTAAAAGAAGATTAAATCAATTACAAACTTCAAGTCCAGTTAAGTTAGAAGTTTTAGCATTGATAAAAGGAGATAAATCTGATGAAAAAAATTTCCACGATGCGTTTAAACATATAAATACAAATGGAGAATGGTTTTTATATAATGATGAAATAGAAAGATTTGTAGATAGTTTAGATAAAGATTTGATGTGGAAGTATGGTTTTATAGAAAACGATAATAGCCCAATAGGTTTAATAAAACAAACAAGGCTTCAATTAAATTTAAGCTTAGAAGAACTTGGAGAAAAGCTTGGTATATCAAGACAAGGTGTTATGGATATGGAGCGTAGAGATGCGCAAGGTCGTATAACTACTGGAACACTTTATAAGGCTTTACAAGTTATGGGCTGCAAATATGAAGCAAGAGCAAAGTAACTTTACATAAAAGAATAAAATTACTTGCCAAAATCAGTAGTAAAATGCAGCCAAAAGTAGTAGTATTACTACCTTTTGTTGTACTAAAGTGCAACTCTATAACAACTTTTGAAAGTAAAGTTTATCGCTACCCCCGTATGAATACTCTGGAAGGTAAAGCCTAAAGCCACACGCAATAAGATTATTTGCGCTTGGAAAGTTATCTAAGGTTGTGTAAGTGATAGCTATATGGCAAAAAGTAGAAGCAGCCTTTAAGCGTGTCTTAATCATTCTACGTTGTATGCCCTGCCCTCGATGTGATTTTTTAACCCACGCACGATTAAAAATACAGATGCCTTTGCTATAAATAGAGCCGCAATAAGATACTATTTCGCCTTCGTCTAACATAACCCACCACTCACGATTGAATTGGAACTCATCTCCGCAACCCTTAAAGTTTGGATTGGTGTAATCTAATTGTTTTAACTGCTCGTAAGTTTCTTTGTCTAAAACATTACCGAAGCTAAATATCTTTTTGAGGCGCATTGTGTATGGTTTCTAATTTGGTTAAATACAGGATAGCATCTTGCAGCTCTTCCTTTAAATGCGTTATCCATTGACCTGTACTTAAATCTTCTCTGTCCATTGTTGTACCATACTTTGATTTTCCAACAAGTTCACGTCTACGCATATCTTCTATTACGGCTGCTAATATTTTACTGTCTTGCATATCTGGTTGTGCATTATCGCTCATTATCTGTCTGTTTTGGTGTGCATTTTATTACAAGTTTTGCATTGTAGTTGTACCTTCTTTACTCCTGTTGCGCTTGTGCGTCTATTAGCTATAATTAACTCATCGCTACCGCATTCAGGACAGCTACCTCTATCCGCTCCGAATATAACTCCATAATGCGTTTTAGGTTCGATGTGGTTTTTAAGTGCGTTAAATACTTGCTCTAATAAGACAACATCTTTTTGGCAGTACTTAATCATTTTAGCCATAGCCACTTTGTCTTTATGCAAGACAATGTCCTTCCATAAACTGTACTCTGTTTTTATCTTCGTGCCAATGCCTAAGTAGTCAGCTATGTAGTTAAGCTTGTTGCTATTAAATCTAAACTTCGACCTTGCAACTTTTAGCGTGTCAATAGTTGTGTAGGAAGGGAACATAGGTATTCCGTGAAATAAACACCTGGTTCTAACCCAAGGCAAATCAAACTTGTCGCCATTATGTCCTACTAACTCCGATGCAGTATTGGCAACCTCTACAAACTTCTTAAGCATCGCTTTGTCGTTCTGCTTACTATCCCAATGCAAATAATGTACTTCCTTTTCGTCTTCCCACTTGTAACAAATACAGATTATTGCTCGTTCTTTTATAATGCTTTCAGTTGATATATTCAACTTGTAACCTGCACTCCAAAAAAAACCGATGTTGGGCGACGATTCCAAATCGAAGTAAAGTCGTTTGCGTTTTGATTTTAGCATTATTTATTTTTTGCTGAATTTATCTATTGTAGTGTAACCCATAGCAAATAGCGTTAAATACAATACCGCATCTACTAACTTGTCGCTTGGGTTAATCTTCAATATTATGTTTAAGAACAATGATATAAAAAGACATAAGCTGCCAAGCATAGCCACAACTCGTTTATGGCTTATGCTATTGCTTTCGTCGGATAGTAAGTTTACTAATATAGTTCTAAAGTTGCTCATATAGTTTTGCTTCAGCTTCTCTACGCTTCACTAAACCTTTAAGCACTTCGCCGTTTGCCCGTACCCATTTTCTAAATTCCGCAGGTATTGTTTTGTCTTTAGGGTTAGCATTTACCTTTTTAAGCAAAGTGCTTTTTTGTAAGTTGCCTATCCCTACATTAAACGTAAACGAAACAATCGCAGAAAAATTGTTGTCAGTCAAATCTTGTTTAACTAATTGTTTAACCTTTTTAGCAAAATCTTCAACAATCAAATCAAATAACTGCTCTGCACGTTCCTGAGTTATTACATCACCTTCCTTAACTTTCGTGCCATCTTCGTAAAAAGTGTTACCATAACCAATAGTCCAAAGCAAACTTGGGCATTTATAAGCCTTTAGCTTACACCCCTCGAACCTTTTAATTAGGTCTTTACCTGCTTTGTTTACTTCCATAATCTATTCCAATAAGCTAAAACTAACACAATGGCTATTATTAGACCGATTAGAGCCTTCCAAAAGTTATTTTGGGTAGTTACCTTGTTTTTATCTACAATCGAAATTTGAGTACTTTCTGTGCGATTAAACGCTATTGTGTCTTTTTTAGTCAGGTTGTTATTAGTTTCCTTTTCTTTTGTTTCGTACACCCATTTAGTTACAACCTTTGGCACTACTATAATGCTATCCTTTGAGATGCGCACTGTATCGTAGATTGTAATTGTCTTAGTAAATACCTGCTCCTTTTCTATAATCTTGGTAACGCTATCGTAAAAAGTAAGATGCACGGAGTCAATCTTAGTTGTCCCCGTGCTATCAAATCTCTTTTCAAACTTCTTAACCGAAGCGCAAGATGTAAGTAATAAAGCTAAAAGTATTAATCTCATTTAAGTTTTTTGGTCATTTTGTAATAGTAACGGATAGCCATTACACCAGAAATAATAGCCACCAAACTCGCCAACAATGTGAATAGTGGTTGAATAGAAGTAAGGCTAAGAATAGCACTTACTACGCTAACGATTGTTGATTGGTCTGCTTGGTGGTTATTTGCCATTATAATTCTTCTTCTTCTTGTTTGTTAAATTCTATGCCTGTTGTCCAATCTTCTAAGAATGTAAAATCTTGTAATCCTTCAGGATTGACTACGTTAATTATTTGAAAATCAAATTCTTTATCATTTAGCGCATCAATATCTTTGGTAAGCTTCTTGATGCCTTCCTTTGAGAATTTATAATCTCCCTTTTCGTTTAAGATTAAAATACCTTTTTCGTCTACTGAAGCGTTATCTAAACGAAGTTCCTCAACTTGTGCGTTGTATTCTTCGTGATACTTTTTTACCTTCTCATAAACTTTTACCAATTTCTTGGCTACTTTTGTTTCTTGATTTCCGATTACTGAATTAATGCTCTGCACTAATTGTTGTAGTTGTTTGTACTTCATTGTTTGTTTTTATTTGTAAAGATAATTCAGGATTTTGGAATGGTAGTGGCAAATTTACAATCGGTGGGTTTTTAAGGTTCTCGATTTGCGCCTCAAGGTTACTATCTAAAGCGTGGTCATCTAAGCCATTTGCTAACCACTCAACTACTTTAGAATAAGTTAAATCCTCATAAGCAGTAAAGTCGGTTGCCGAAGGTGTAGCACAAGCCATTGTTCCGTAAACTTCTGCAAAGTATTGCTCGTCTTGTCCTTGATAACGATAGTGTACTGTCTTAACTACATCGGTTAAACCATCTTCGCTTGGTGCGGTGTCTAATTGGGCTATTACCCATTTTGTTTCTAATGCCATAATTAAGGTGTTGAAGTGTATAAATTAATAAAATAAACTGTTCCGTCTATACTGATAGGGATATAACCACCTGAGTCGGTTGCCGTTCCAGATTGTCTTGTTCCTATTTTGAATGCTGCTCTGCCATATCCCGTGTCTGGTTCTCCTGTCTTTATTGAGCCTGTTGCTATTTCAACATTTCCCCCACTTGTTATGCGCATACGTTCGGTGTTCCCTGTTCTTATATGAAAATCACTTACACTTGTTGTGCCTACAAAAGAGTCGTTACTAACTCCGCACTCAAGCATAACTGTTGTACCAGCAGGATTTGTTATTTTTACGCCTTTTGTTCCGTCTACTGCTGCATTTGCAACACCTAAATGTAATAATGCCGAAGGACTTGTAGTTCCAATCCCCACATTGCCACCGCTTGTTATTCTCATTCTTTCGGTAGCGTTCGTACCGAATCTTAAATAAGAATTACCTGTTCCAATATACATTGGGTTGTCTGCGCCATAAAGTAAAAAGGCTTCATAAGCACCTGTAATTCCTAATACTCCACCTGTAGACCTTTCTATTCCACTCCATAAAGTGCCGCCTGTATTTACAATTCTTTGGTTTGTAAAATTAGTTCCTGTAGTAGATGTTAATCTTAACGATGCTTCAGCAACAGAAATATCTAAAGTAGTGCTTGGCGATGCAGTACCTATACCTACGTTACCGCCACTTGTTATGCGCATACGCTCGGTGTTGTTAGTTTGGAATGTCATTGGAATACTGCCATTCGTATATAAACCAAAAATCGCATTTGTATTATCCCAAGAAAGACCGCCTTTTACGGAAGTTGCATTTGCTATATCTACACCGCAATATTGCGAAGTTGTATCTAATAACAATTGAGTTCCATTTCCACCATTTATATGTAACTTATAAGCAGGATTTGTAGTACCTATACCTACGTT